AGATCCGACTTTGACTTCATTCTGGAGATTTTGATCACGGAACCAATTGTTCCAGATCAGATTATAAGCACGGTGCCAAAGGCACGAGTGAGCGATTGTGTTAGAGGAACCAAGAGGAGCCGTTCCGGCGCCGACACAGGGAATACCCATGTAGTCGGAGAGAGATTCAGCGGCAGGAGCATAAGCAGTGAATTGAGGGATTGTGAAGTTTGTTGAAGCAGAAGTTGTAGCTTGTTCGCCGCAGAATTTTTTGAAGTTTGACCAGACGAGACGATAAGGAACAGCGAAAAAGAAAGACGCCATATAAAGATTATCCATGAAAGGGACAATTGGCGTAGAGAGACGAGCGAAAGTTTGCATTTTTAAGTTAAAGCTATCCCCGGGGAGAGCCTCGTCCACATACACAGGAATTAGATATCCGGCATTGAACGCGGATTTGTAGCCGTGCGATCTATTGAATTGAGATCGCTGAATATCGGCTTTTGGAACCTGTGAAAAGTTATGACCGGATGAGAGGACTGAAGGCTGATTTCCCGCGGGGAAGCTAAGCATTTTAGACTCCTTTAGTTTAGAACAGGTTCAGATTTTTTGTATTCGATTGCAAGACCAAGATTGATTTTTACTTCATAAGCAGAGATTAACCCAGATTCGCGATCATACTCGCCGATTTCGAAGAAAGTAAAGTCGGCCGGGTATTTTGAGAGTTGATTGTCATCAGCGATTTTATTAACGGCTTCGCCAAGAGAGCGCAAAGCATTTGCGCGGCAATCGAAGAAAAGCGGCATGCCCCATGTATCAGCTTTTGAGTCGTATACGTTATAGATTTTATGTTTCATTTTCGAACCCCCTTTTTAATAGTTTGAATTGTGCAAGTTTGCACGTTTCTTTTACTGCCAATCTGGCAGTAGTGTTATCGGCAGAATTCTCTGCCGCTTGAGCTTTTCTGTCAAGTTTTATTTTTTCATACATTTGAGGATTTTGAACCTCTAATAGTTTTACGTAGTAACGAGGGGGGGACATTATTTTGCCTTTTAGAACGATTTCATCAGCAGGAAATACGTCAGAATTAAATTCGGCATACCAGTTTTTACCAATGCCCGGACGCCGGGACATAGTTGTGTATTCGGGCTGACGCCCTTTATAGTGATCCGCGGCGAGCTCGCCGGTGATCTTTTTTGTAATGTAGCGCGCCACATAGGCGGCAGATTCGAAAGTAACATTTCCGACAGTTGAGAAGCCTAACGGCCATAGTTTTTGTAACATTGGAGACATGTATAAGGGACATTCGTCCCGGGTTGTATAATGAATTTTGTCAGGAAAGTCATAGCCAAAGAGACAAGCATGATAGTGGGGACGTTGATTTTGTTCGCCATATTCACCACAGTGAAAGAAGCGAACAGTTTTAGGAGAAATCGCCTTTCTAAGGCGTTTCATGAATTTTTGGAAATGAGATTTTTGGAGACTGACACCGGGAGGGAGTTTATCAGGAGCATAAGTAAGAGTTATAAAGCAGTTGTCTTCGTGGCCATGGGCTTCGTGGACACAGCGGATCGCCCAATGGCGACTCCGATCCAGACGACAGCCTATACATTGGCCACAGGGCACCTGAATACCGACCCGTGTCGGCGAGGGTGCCGCATAGGGATTTTTGAACGAGATTGTAGGTCTGCCCTTGGCAGTTTTTACGTCCAGTAGTTGCCAAGCGCTGATAGGATGATAGCAAGGCATACGCGCCCTTTCAGGCGCGAATACCACCGCGCATTGGCATTACAGAAGCATTTTTCGGATGAACGTGTTCAGCCCCGGCAGTTTTAGAGAAATAACGCTTTGATTGCTTATTTCCCAATTTTTTTCGGAATTTCATGAGACGGACTCCACATATTTGCCAATGTCGAAGTTTAACTCGACTTGGCCGGTTAACGATTGAACAGCAGCGCCGAGCTCTTTAGACCAGAACGCTATATCAGCTTTAGCCCGGCGAACCTCATTACGACAACAAGCGACACGATTTAAGGCTCTTTCAAGCTCCTTTTTATCCATGTAACCCCCCTTTTTGGTGTCAGTCAGCACAGTTACATCAAGTAGATTACTGTGCATCCTTAGCCTCATCAGCTTTTTTTCCGGCATCTTTAGCCGTTTTTGCGGCCTTATCGGCCGCCAGACGCGCGTCAAAGCGCGCTTTTACTACCTCGGGCTTTAACAAGCCCATTTTTTCGAGTTCATCAATATTTTTAGAATCCGAGACAAAAGCCAGAAAATTCGAAGGTTGATTAGCGAAGCGATTACGGAGAGTTACATCAAGAGCTTGGAATTGTTCTTCGGCAAGTTTAACGATATTGAGAGCTTCCTGATAGTCAGGAACAGCCGAAAAGTCGCCAAAGCGACCATCTTTAGCAATAAGCTCCGGAAGAACGCCCGTTTTTTCGAACCGGCGCATTATAAGATTTATATCGCAATCCTTAAGATCGGATTGCTTAGTCACCCCTTGATCCCCTGCACAGGAGAGATCAGAAGCGAATTTAGGACGGGTTAAATCATATTCAGTACGAGCGATCGTAGGCATTGTATTACCTCCAAGTTTTTTTAGCAGATTCGTCGATACGGTTTCTTATGTCGGTTGAAGTTTTAGCATTTGTTACACGTTGAAAGAGATCACCAAGGCGATCAATAGGTACAGAACCGACGCCAGGAATAGATACAGAACCGCCAAGAGCTTTAGCAGACGCCACATTTTGCACCTGTTTAGTTTTTTCGGTTTTTGTTTCTGCAATAGTTTTTGCAGTTTGAGCGGCAAGATTAGCTATTGCCGCTTTTACAGGAGTTGAACGAATTTGAGTATCCTCCATGACAGCCATGGAGCCACCCGGGGAACTTGCCCCGGATCCCCCCGTAGCGGAGAGAATAGGATTAAGGCCGGCGGCACGAAGATCCGCGACCTCACGAGTATGAGCAGTATTTGACATTCGCTCCTGGAAGTCGCGGTTTTTTTGAGCTTCACGAGCATTAGCCTCGTTCATTTCGGCAATACTTTTAGCAGAAGAAGATGAAGCGGACATACCGCCGGCCATAGAGAATAGACCACCAATTATAGAGCCGGCGGCACCGTCCCAAATTCCCATTAGTCACCATTACGCGCTTGCGCGCGTTGTTTGTTGATAGTCCAATTTGAGAGTATTGTCACAGCAGTGTTTAAAATTAGAATTATAAGAGAAACCCAATCCATTTTCACACCTGACGCCCTATCGGTTGTCGGGGGGAGCGCAAAAGCGCACTCCCCCATTTCCCCCACAGTTTAAAAGTGATCGATTAAGCCCGGGACTGAGTAAGTAGGCATAGGACGAGCACATTTGAGATCGAAGTACGCGTCGAAGAAGAATTGTGGCTCTGTGTTCACAGCCACGACACGATCAATAGGAGGGGTTTCCTGTATGAAAGTGGAGCCGAGAGTTGGCAGAGCCGTAAAGCGTTGAGCAAGGTGCCAATAGTCGAGCGGAGTAGCATAGTCAGACCGCATTTTGCCAGTAATATGAGAAGTGGCATAGCGGTATTCCGCAAAGCGTTCCTGATAACCGAACGCGGCGGCATCTTGAGTAGGATTGCCGGAGCCTTGGCACCAGATTTCTTTATTGAGTACGGCTTGTTCGCCAATATTGGCGAGAGCAGGCCAGTAATGGTCAAGACGAGTAAGACGAGACCATTTACGATCAAGGCCTTGCTGATAGTTGAGATCGGCATAGACACAGACGAGGCCGAGCAGGAGACAGTGTTCAGAGAACGATTTTACGAAGCCAGCCCGGGAAGTTGAGATACCGGCGGCAGAGAGACGTCCTTGAGCAAGAGCGCCAGAAGTTGATGAAGTTTGAGGGACAGGCGTGAGCATGATAGGACTAGTTGAGCCGCCGAGATATTCCGGGCGTTGGAGACGAGCGTCATTAGGATCTAAGACGCCGAAGTGAGATTGTATGATTTCACGGTAACGAGTACCGCCGCGAGCATCGCGTTCATACATTTTTTGAGTTTGGAAAGCCAAACGAAGGGCGTTAATAGTAACGCCAGTAGCGGAAGAAAGATCCGCATAAATACCGGGATAACCAGTAGCACCTTCATCCACAATGAAGGAGTAATTACTACCCCCGGTAGAGGAATCGATATATTGATATACGGGATAAGTTACGCTTTGACCGGCAGAATCATAGCCGGTACCAGAAGCATTAGATGTAAAGACTTGAGTTGATTTTGCGATTCCGAGGACATTAGCGTTTCCGGCGATACCGGCCGAAACAGCAGTACCAGTATTATTTTTTGAAGTCCAAGGTAAGCAAGAAGTGAAGTAATCGTGCCGTTTACCACGTTTAAGAAGGACATAGTCAGCGATAGCGTCGGGGCCGTCGTCAAGCGCGGCAGTAGATCCGACTTTGACTTCATTCTGGAGATTTTGATCACGGAACCAATTGTTCCAG